AAGAGTGCGGCAAGTCTTGCGATAGATATTATCAGGAAGATATGCTAAGCATTAATAGTTCTGTAAGAAAAAGCGACACAGAATTAAAAACCATAGGAGATCTTGCAAAACGCAATAGCGATAGAATGAGTGAAGACCACAAGCAAGCACTATATGAAAAACATAATTCATACAAAGATCAGGAATCAACTAAAGAGCTGCCTACAGGCATGTCTAGAATAAAAAAACCAAAAAAGAAAATTAAATGGAGATAATATGGAATTTCATCAGCCTCAAAATATCTTTAACAATAAATCTGATATAAGCGAAGATAAGCTTTCTCACGAATTTTATACTCTTGTAGGACAAGAAGACCTTACTGTTGATAATCGTCCGAGAAGATTAAACGATGACGATGTTGTTTATGCTAAAAAAATACAAAAAAAAGATGGATCATATAAGAACATGATTAAGTTATCCAACAATGGAAAGCTTTATAATCCTGTTTCAGTATACGGACAGGAAAAGACTAATGATTTTTTAGATAGAGTATGCAAATCTAATAACAAATTCAAAACTGTTAATGCTAAAGCTTTCGAATGGTATGTTCAATTTCTAGCCAGTAAAAATCTAGCATTCTTTTATAACGCTGAAAGAGAGGTTGATTAATGTCAAGAATTAATAGGACTCAAAAATATGCAGCTCTATGGTTGTATAGTCAGGGATGGACAGTAACTAAAATAGCGAGCGAATTAGAATTAACCGATAATCAAATTAAAAATGCTGTTAAGAATAGTCAAAGAACTACAGATGATGGTATTAAAACCAAGTCTTCTGTTGTTTCTAAAAACCCAAATTCTAAAAACTTAATGATTACCGAAACCCAATCTGGCAAAAAGCATGTTGCTATTATGACTAAAGCAGCATCTGAAATGAATGATGAAAACAGCAAGAAAGACAAGCAGAATACCAAAAACAAATCTCTTCCTTATATTTATAATCCATTAACAAACAATGAATGAGACTGATCAATCAAAGTCTATGTTGGATAATCTAGGCATAGAAATATCTGAAGAAGAACAAAAAGTTCTTGATCGTTTGCAGCTTAAATTTACTCAAGCTCTCAATAGTTCAAATGTGTCAGGAATATCTCAAGAACAAATAAAACACGACCCTTTAGAAGACCCAATATTTCCCAAGCATGTAACAGATTATCCTAGAGAATTAAGAATTATGGTAGATATGGAAATGTCTAGTATGGATAAAGAAACGGGGATGCTAAAGGAGGTAGTAAAAGTTTTACAGGAATGGTACCATATTCCTATTCTGAAAGATACAGACTATACTGAGCAGGCTAGTCAATTCATGAATGCAATTGATGAAGCAACTAACACATTGGCCCATAAAATTCACTTTGATGAACAACCCAAAAAAGAATAAATATATTTCTAAATATTCTAATGGCAAGACTGTCTCTGCCGCTCAATATATTACAGAATTAATATGTGAGCGAAAAGCACTAAAGGACAAAAAGGATCTGCATTATAGGTTTTGGTTGTCTAAAGAGTGGGCCAATTTTTTTAAGAATCAAATAGCTAGCTCTCATAAATTGCTAAAACAATATTCTGATAAGGCTATAATTAATGCGCTGCTTACAGATAAAGGCAAAAGAATTTTTTCGTTGCGGGCTCCTCATCTACCTGCTATGATAGAACAGGCCGAGAGATTACTAGAAAAACAAAATATTGAATTCACCAAAGAAGTAGATCGCAAATCTGATATTTCTTACAGTAAACACAAAGACAAAAAAGGTATTATTTCTAAACTTAAGGAACTAGAGTAATGGCATTGAAAGAAGACGTAAAAAAGAAATTCGGTGATGATATCATGAGATCAGCTACTTCCGTTGTAGATAAAGAATCAATCACAATCCCCGTTAGTCCTGCACTAGATATAGTTTTGAATGGAGGTATACCTGAAGGCAGCTTTGTGGTATTTACTGGACAGCCCAAGTGTGGCAAAACCACTACATCTCTGGATTTTGCGGCAACAGCACAAAAACCAGAATATCAAGGAGACCTAGCAAAACCAAGACATGTATACTATTTGAATATCGAGGGTAGATTAAAGAAAAGAGATTTGGAAGGCATACCGGGTTTAGATTTAGATCGTTTTGATGTAATAGGTTCTCAGCAAGGCAAAATTTTACACGCAGAAGAATATCTTCAAATCGCAGAAAGAATTATTAATGAAGAACCAGGATCTGTAGTAATTATTGACTCATATTCGGCATTATGTACAGAAGCAGAAATTACTTCTGATATGGATAAAATGCAACGGGCAGACGGAGCCAAATTACTTGCTAAATTTTGCAGAAAAGTGGCCAATGTTATTCCTGTCAATAAAAATATTGTTATCGGCATTACTCATCTTATGGGCAATCCTGGCTATGGTAATGTAGAATGGAAAGAAAAAAGTGGACAGGCTATTGCGTATCAAACTGATGTGAAGCTAAGAGCCAAAATGTTTAAGGCTTGGACCGCTGGTGCTGATGGTCCTCAAATAGGACAAGAGGTAGACTGGACGATCCTCTGTTCTGCATTAGGGCCTCCCGGTGGAAATATCAAAAGTTTTATACGATATGGAGAAGGTGTAGACAAGGCTATGGAATTGGTTACTCTGTGTATTGATCTTGGGATTATATCCAAGGGTGGATCATGGTATACATTATCTTCTATAGAGGATAAGCCAAAATTTCAGGGTACAGAAAAATTACGTCAGTATGTGGTTGACAATCCAGAAATTTATGATAAACTAATGGAAGAACTTAGAGACACAATGGGTATATCATGCAAGTCAAAGACCTAGATGGAAATACACATCATTGGAAACTAATTGGAGGCATAGCTAAAGGCTCATATACCAATAAGTCATCGTTGCATTTACAGGCCAGAGATTTGCTCAAAGAATGTTTTCCAACTTTGCAGATATTAGAAGAAGTATCTATTCCATTAAGAAGATCAGAAAACCTACTCTTAGATTTCTATCTGCCCTTAAATAAAAAATGTGTTGAAGTACACGGGGAACAACACTATAAATTTAGTGGATTTTTTCATAAGGACATGATGGGATTTATTAAACACAAAAAAAGAGACAGCGAAAAGCAGGAATGGTGTTCTATTAATGGGATACAATATATTGAATTACCATATAATGAAAACCTAGAACAATGGAAACAAAGGATAGTCAATGACTAAGACAACAAAAGAAGAATTAGAATCTTGGGATAAGCTTTTAGATGAATATGAGAATAAGCTTGGTCTACCAATATATTCAGACAATGTTTTACCAGAGGAAGAATTAAAAACATATCTTACCATGAATCGTGATGTGTTGGAAAAAACTATGCCAGAAGACTGTGGACAGATTGCCTATAGATTAGCACAATTTAGTTTTCATGTACAAAGAACATACAATCGAGAAACAGCAAGATATAATTGGGCAGAAGAAACTATTAAGGAGGTAATCGCTGATGAAATCAACACATATAAAGGATATGGATATTTAGAAAAATCTACTCAAGCAATCAAGCATAACGATAGAGCCGATAAGCTTAATAAGATTAAGAAATATGCCAAGCAAAGATGTGACAGACTCACCTTCCTTGCTACATCTATCAAAAATTTATCAGATATACTAATTTCTATCCAAAGATCAAAGGGGTTAAGAAATGGATAATTTATCACCGGAACAAATTCAGCAGATGATAGCTATGTTGCAAAATATGCTGCCTAGCAACAATGAACAACCTGTTGAAGAAGAAAAGTCTTCCAGTAGTCCAATTAGAACTGTGGATCGCAAACCTAAACCTTCTACAATTAACAAGTTTGATCAGATGATGGAAGCGAATTTACACAAGGAAGATATTGAGATTGATAAAAAATTAGCTAAATATGATCCTACTCCGAGAGTAAGAAGGTTTAAGCCACTAGATGTAGTTTGTAGGGTTTGTGGCAAAAGAGAGTCTGTTAGTCCAAATTTATTATCTGATAGTCCAGACCGATATAAATGCAATAATTGTTCAAGAGGTGCCGGTTGATGATCCTATGCGACACATCTGCTGAAAGAGCAGTTTTAGCAGGAATATGTAAGTATGGAGAGGACGCATATCTAGATGTGGCTGATATTGTGCAAGAAACATCTTTCACAATAGATAGCAATAAAATTCTATATAAGTGTCTTAAAACCGTATTTGAACGAGAGCAAAAAGTTTCTATAGATGTTGCCCTTATATTCAGTGTAGCTTCTGAATTGGGATTGTCTCATGTATTTGATAAAAAAGAAGAAGTACAACATCTTAAAGCTGTCTTAGATTTTCCTGTTAATATTGATAATGTTAGAAAATTTGCAGCTAAAATTCGTAAATTAGAAATTGCCAGACTTCTCAGAGAACAGCTACAAACTGCTCAAGATAAAATTTTGGATGTTAATGGTACGGAATCTATCGGTGCGATATTAAGTATTGCAGAAGACTCCGTATTTGATTTTACTAATCTTTTGAACGATGTTGATAATAATCCTATCTCTATCGGAGAAGACATAGAATCATATATTGATGATCTAGTAAATAACAAGGTGGATCAAGTCGGCATACCCACAGGCTTTCCTGTATATGATCAGGCTATTGGTGGAG